GCCGCAGCGAAACGCCAACGGTGATCCGTAAGCATTGCGCGGAGAGTAGGCTCGTAAAGGTTTGCTGCTGCGATTCCTTGAGCGCCGCCTTCCGTAAATGAAGAAATCGGCGGTGCGCCGAGTCTTACAAATGCGTTTGAGCAGATTTCAATAGCAGTTGCCATATACCAACCTCAGAAATTAGGTGGGAAGGACTTACACCACAAATGTGGATGCCTTCCCGGTATCACGGGGAGTGATTAGGCAGAGGTCAAACCTTCGCCAACAGAGTAGGTGCTACCTGACACTGCGATCTGGCTGAAGCCAAAACCGTCAGAGCAGAACAGCATTACGACGTCGCCTGCGGCCATACCGTAATCTACTGCGTTGTTGAAGTAACCAGATGCACGAACGTTAGCCAAAGTTTCGGCTTCCTTGTACATCCAGAGAGTACCACCGTCAGAGTTAGCAGTGCCTACGCGCTGCAAAGTACCTGCTGAAAATGCCATGATGATGTCTCCTTATCAGGCGGTATCGTCAGAGTTGATCTTGACAAAACCATCGTTATCACGAACAACAGCACCAGCCTTCAACAGACCGTTCACCAACCAAGAGGTTTTCTGAGCGATGTAGTTGATTTCGGTCTTGATGTCGATACCGACAGCCATACCCAGAGAATCACGATGGAAAGCCCATGCTGCTGCGGAAGAAGTACCGCCGCCAGCTAGACCACCTTCGCTACGATCATCAACCAGAATGAACTTGAAACCGTAGAAGGTATCAATGTCACCAGCTACCAGCGCCTTCACATTCATGTAGTCGCTAGAGGTTGCCTGAGTAGTGCCGAGAAGCTGCTGCTTCTGGGTCTTGTTGAACAGGACAAAACGGCCTTCCATCGGCGCACCAACGCCATCCAGAGCCGCGCCAGCCTGACGAATAGAAGCTACGTCGAAGCCCGCAGTTGCAGTAATTGCAGTGTGGGTAGAAGTACCAGCGGCCATTGAATCAATGATGAGCTGATCTTCACGACGGCCCAGAGCGTTAGCAATTACAGATGCCAGTTCGCTCTTTTCGTCAAAGTTAACTTCTGCCTGATCGAAAATATCGGTGTATTCCGGAGCATTCCAGTTTTCCAGAGTACAAGTAATCAGGCTGTGAGAGATGTCCATCGGGGTAACATCAGCCTGCGAAGCCTTCTGGTTCGCCAAGCCCTTACCCATCTTACGGAACTTATAAGTATCGCCAACCACACCAGATCGCAAGGTTACTGCGCCACGCAGCTTCCCGGCTGACTGATAGGCATGCTTGACCATACTATCAAACTCAGTCTGTGCGACTGAAGAAAGATACTTAGACATAATTGTCTCCTAAATGGTTAAACAAATCAGTTCTTGCTTTTTCTGATTCAGTGGCCTCGGAAGGGGTGAATCATTAAAGCATTCACTCCAATCGGGCCATCCATTTAGGGCGGGTAGCGATTAGCTATGTGAATACAGGATAAACCTGTATGCGCCGATAATAACAAATAATTTATGCAATGCAACAAACAAAAACCGCCCCGAAGGGCGGCTGTTCTTTTGTGCTGAAATTAACCGGGCAGAATTGCCTGCGCTTTCTTCTGAACCTCGGCACGATAGGCAGGGTCAGAATAATAACGCTCGGATTGTACTGCGCGACGGAAATCATCCTCGGTAAATGCCGGGATGCTGGAGGTCTCTCCAGTCTTGTGCATTTGCGTGCCGCGAGTTTTCCCTACGATCTTTTCCATGAGCTGAACTTGGGCGGCAGTTGTCAGCATTGAGGAATAAACCTCCATATCGTCCTTCGATAAATTATTCATTCCCCAGCCGGACAAGGAGGCGATACGCTGATCTGCCTTTTCGCCAAGAAGCTGCTTTTGCTGCTGCGCGTCTGCGCCGATCTCGTTAATAATGGACTGCTGATAGCCGACAAAGATATTAAACAGCTTTTGTGCGGTCTCGTTGGACATATTTGCTTCTTTTGCAATGTCCAAAAACTCTTTATAGGCAGGCAATTCAGAGTCAACTTCGCCCTCAATGCCTTCCGGAAGCCCTAATTCGTAGGCTTCTGGCGCTCCTGTGAAGCCACCTAGCTTAGAGCGGAGTTCGTTATAGCCCTTCGCTTGCTCTTTAATGGCTTCTTCTAGCCCACGACCACCCTGCAAATAACGATCCTGAAGCCACTCAGGGCGTTCTAAGGCAGGGCCAGTATCCTTTTCAATATCTTCATTGATCTGCGCTGTAGCGGCTTCCTGCTGCGTCTCAGACGTATCGGCAGCAACGCCATCCAATAGACTTTCTTCACTCATGATTTATCCCCGTGGTTGTTGAGTAATCGCAATTTGGTCAAGGATCTCCTTAACGAGCTGCTGTTTGCCATCTCTCATGGCGCATTCCCGCGCTGAAGCGGAACCATCAGGAACCCCTCCAGTGCAGAATCTTGATACCCACTCTTCAAGGATCTTTTGCCCTTCAGGAGAGGTAAAGGTATTGAAGTAAGCCTGCGCGCGCTTCTGGCGGGCTTCTTCTACCTGCCGCTCGTGACCTTCCGTAGTGGATTCGTCGAGCCAGTCGTATTCATCCATAGATTATTGTGCTTGCTGTTGTGCTTGCATCATTGCTGCAGCCTGTGCTGCCTGCTGCTGTTGCTGCTTAATCATCTCTTTTTCAGCGTCAGTACGGATTAACTCCGGATCTGTGCCTAATTTACGAGCAATATAGCCTGCAAAGTTCTCAGTTTTCAGGTCAAGCATGACTTGTTCTGGCGGTACGCCGGAGTTGAGAGCCATCGTCATGGCCTGCATTGCAAGCTGGGCGTCTTCGTATTCTGCTGCGCGAGCCATGCGATTGAGGTATTTCAGGCGGACATTCTCGCCATCAATGGTGATATCGGGGATTCTCCCGGCCATCTTCAGAACTTCAAATGCGCGGCGGAAGGTTGCTCCGGCCAGTTCGACAGACAAACGGCCAAAGGTTGCACCAGCTTCCTGCAAGTCAATTTGACGCCGGATGTTGATCTCAGTGGCGGTTTTCGTCGGGTCGGTAATATCGCCGATAGGCTTCGCAAACAGCGCACGATTGACGTTATCCCCTACGGCGCTCATATTCAAGCTCGTGGAATTGGACATTTGCACCAGTCGCAAGCGGCTTCAGCGTTGGGTTGTCATTACTGTTTGAAGACACAGGAATGGCGATACCCGGAGCAATTCGGAATGTGTACGGGTTGAAGATGCCGTCGTCTGTTGCAGTCCATACGCCTAAGAACACTCAAGGCTGCAGATTTCAGAGAGTATTCTCCCATGACGTTCAGCGTCTTGATGTCTGGCAAGACCGACATTACAGGGCCACGGCCATAAACTTCGCCGGAAACTACCTGAGAGCGGAAGACAATCCACGGGCTAGATTTGCCAAATTCCTCTTCGTAAATGACTTCCTTGTCGGATTCGATCATTACATATAGGGAATACTCGCCCTTGTCTTCGCAAACGCCCTCAAGAATGTCGATTTCTTCGTCAGGCTTGGACTCCAGCATGCTTGCGTATTTCTCTGGCATCCGGGCATCCGGCCATAAACGCTCAATTCCACGAAGCGGAACCTTGCTTTTACGCCAAACATCAGCAACTTCGCCGCGACCATTAGAGGCTAGGACGATGTTTGACAGCGGGATTGAGTCGAAAACGAGGTCATCATTCTCTGCGTCATAGTCGCAGGTCATTGCCCCTGTAGAAATAGCCAGATCTACGCAGGCTTCATTGACGCGCTGATCGAAGTTAGAGCGATGGATGTAGGAGAAAACGGTGTCTGCGAGACGGTCTAAGGCTTCAGAGATTGTTATTTGTTCGCCTTCATAATCAACCATTGCCTCGTCGTCAACACTGCCACCCGGTATCACAGTAATCCATTTCTGTCCGGGAGGAACTACGGTTTGCTGTACACGATTGGCGTAGATCTGAACAGCCTGCATTGCAGTGTTGTCATGCAGGTGGGTGTTCTTTTTCTGGCCCTTGGTGTACTCAAAGAGAGCTTCTCGCTGCGGCACTGTGTAGCGATAACATTCGTAGAAATGGCTGTACCAGCTTTGATCTCTACGTTTCAGCGCGGTGCTGTACCGCTTCCAGAGTGCCTTACTATCCATGATTTAACCCAGAGTAGTTTTCTTTTCTTCTGTGCCAGTAGCAGCGCCAGTCAAAAGGCTGCGGCGACCAGTTTTGCCCATGGTTGCTCTGGCTGCGCGTGAAGCGATTTCTGACTTTTGCTCGCGGCTGGTTTCAAGCTGCTGCGCTTCAAGTTCTTTCTGCGCTTCAGTTGGTTCATACGGTTTAGGTTTACTTCCAAAGATTCCGCCCATTTTTCAGCTCCCTGTAAAGTTGGTGTGGGGTAATAATCCACCACTTGCTTATGCCTAAAAAAGCCTTTGCCTGCTCTACACAGTTCAATGGCCCGAATACTCTACGCAACCTTCCAATTTCAACTTTTCTGGTTGTTCGTACTGCCTTGCCTAAATAACTAAAATCAGTTAAAGGAGGGTAAACAGTTGTTTCAGT